AAGAAAAACAAAGAGAGAGAGAGAGAAAGGAAGCCATTAAACAGGCTAAAGCAGATAGAAAAGCAAATTTAAGAATAGCAATTGAAGTATTCAATAGAGTGAATGGTGTTAATACAAAGTATATTAGTAGAGTTAAATCATACTTCCAAAGAAGAGGTATTAATTATACAACCTTAGAGGTTGAAAATCTATTATTGCGAGATTATCTTCCACTTCCAGAATGGCAAGAAGCGGATGAAGAGTTTCCAATAATAGATGCAGGAATAAATGAAGAGAGAATGAGAGTTGGAGATAAAAGGTTTGAAAGAGCAAGAGTTCAAGTTTTTTACATTGACCCAAGACCTGTAATTCCTTTTGTAGAAAGTAATTTACCATTAATTTTTAGATTAATGAATATGTTATATGATAGAGTCCCTGAAGGGTTTTATATGTGTTTCGCATTGAAAGGATTCCCTGTTGATAAATCGGATGCTTTATTAGAAGAAGGAGAAGATGGAGTTTTTAGATTTGCAGAGGAAAGAATTAATGAAACAAATCAAAGTGTGTATGGAACTGTGGCAAGAACAATATTAAATAATAATTTTGATGAAATGTGTTTAGAAGTAGCAAACAATGGACATAAAGGAGAAACTTCAGATTCGTATTGGGGAATAAATCAAATTCAAGTATTATTTGAGTTAGACCAAGGAGGAAGCACAGTTAAAATTGATGATACAATAAAAAGTAAATATAAAGTATTTAATCCAAAATCAATAAATAATTGCGGTCAAAAATGTTTAGAACAATATAATATAGAAAGTAGAAAAGGATTCATGAGTATTACAGATATTAAAGCATATAGTCCACCAGTTCCAGTATTTGAGAACTTAGAAGAAGCAGGAGAAACTGATGAATTTATATTATTATATCAAAATCATTTCATTATTTGTAAATCAAAAACTGCAGTAAAACAAGATAAATTAGATTATATGAAAACGGATAAATATAAAAAAGAAAAAGAGAATGAAACAAAAGAAAGTATTGAAAATTATAAAGTATTAGTATTTGACATAGAAACAGAACAGAAAGAAATAATAGTAGATGGAAGAACAAAAACATTTCATATTCCTCATTTAATAGGGTTTGCACACAAAAAAGAAGAAAAATATATTTATAACTCATACTATGGAGAAAATAGCACAAAAGAGTTTATAGAGATGTTAAGAAGAAAGAATTATACTCACTTGATAGGATATAATTCAGGTAGTTTTGATTATATATTATTAAAGAAGGAAATCATGAATCAAGGAGGTAATTTAATTGAATATAGAAGTGGAGCAAATAAAGTAATGAGAGGTAGAATAATTATTGATGGTAAGACAATAGAAATAGTTGATTTACTAAATTTTACAACAGGAAAGTTAGCATCAAATTTAAAAGCATATAATTGTGAGATATCAAAAGGAACTATAGATTATAATAAAATTGGTAAAGATAATTCAGATGAGTTTAAAAAAGATTTGATTGAATATTGCAGATTAGATGTCATCGGAACTTATCAACTATATGAAAAGTTAGAACTTCCATATACGGAAAGGGGGATTGTTTTCCTTGATTTATTCACATCTTCACAAGGGGCAATGAAGATATTAAAATATTATTGGAAAATTAACAATTACAACTTACCAGAAATGATGACAAAAGAGATGAGCGAGTTCTACAGAAGAGGAAGTAGCGGAGGTAGAACAGAAGTTTTTAAAAGAGAGTTTATAAGTGAACAATATGAAGGAATAAAAAGCGGAAAGATAAAATATGAAGATGTAAATCATTATATGGAAAGTCCAGATATTAACAGTTTATACCCTTGGGCAATGTGGAATTTTAAGTATCCAACTGGTAAGCCAAAATTTACATTAAAATATATGAGTGATAAAATAGGTTATTATGAATGTAAAGTAATTAAACCAAAAGATATTAAATATCCGGTATGTAATGATAAAATTCACAATTCATATAATTTATTTGATGTTGATAAAGTGGTATATAATAGTGTAGATATTGAGCAAATGAGAAAATACAACTATAAAGTTATTATTAAATCTGGTTATTATTGGGAGACATCAGATTATATATTTAGAGATTATATTGAAGAATTTTACAATGTAAAAAAGAATAGCGAAAAAGGAAGTCCACAATATGGTAATGCAAAATTAATGTTAAATAGTATATATGGTAAGACATTACAAAGAACAAAGAATGAACTATTTTTCACAATAACAGATAAAGAAGAGATAGTAAAAGCAAAATTAGAAAATAAAAATGGAACATGGACAATGGAAGCAGACATAGAAAATAACACATTATTATATGCTTTTAAAGGAGATATTGGGGATTTTGTGAGAGAGATGCCACATTTAGGAGGTTTAGTTTTATCTTATTCAAAATTAAGAATGTATGACATAATAACAAAGACTGACCCCTTCTATACAGATACTGATAGTTTATACATTGACAACAAATATCACAACCAAATTCAATGGAGTAAAGAGTTAGGCGATTTTTCTAATGATTATGATGGTAAAATAATATATGGGGCATTCACTGCAAAAAAAGTGAAATATATTGAATTACTATTACCAAATGGAGAAATTGAAAAACATTACACAGGGAAGGGATGTTGCACAGATACTTTGAGTAAAAATGATTTTAAAAGTATGTTAAAAACAATACCGATTCAAAATGTAAGACCTTTTAAATTTGTTAGAAACTTAAATGATGGAACAGTTGAACATGTTATAAATGATACAAAGATAATAAAAATGAATGATGGTAATAGATATTTTAAAGATAATAATGATTCATACCCATTAGGACATAATGAGACACCAAATGAAAAAATAGAATGCAACACAAATGAAATAAGATTAGATAAATTATTTATATTAAATAAATAAATATATATAAATATATAAAAGAAAATTATTTTTTAAGATGTCAGAAATTGAAATTACAGAAGTAGTTATTGAGACTATTGTTGAGAAAAAACCAAGGAAAAAGTGGACAGCACAAAATCCAAGAAAAAAAAGAGAAGAGAAAATAAGAAAACCTTCAAAGTATGAAGATGGTTTACCATTTGATAATATCAGATACAAATATAATCGTGCATACTATGAAAAGAACAGAGAAAAAATGCTTGAAAAGATGAAAGAAAAATATCAATCAAAATCTAAAAAAAATAAAATTAATAATGCTATTAATTTATTAGAGCAGGAGGGAATTATTATAGTGGAATAAATGCAAATTCTTGTGTTCCGTTTGCTGTCATAATTCCAAATTTACTAACTGCAAACTCAACTGTATTTACAGCACTTGCACTATTGGAAGATAGGGCAAATCCTAAGATTTCTTCTGTTGGTTCAAACGGACCAACATTAGATCCACCAACTGGAGAAAGACCCATATTAATTAGTGTTTGCCCATAATATGCAGGAGTTGGACAAGTTAATGATAAATTAGTAAACATGCAATATCTTGTATTTGGAACTGGACTTATTGCTTGATCGAAAATATATACTCGTTTTGACCTATACCATAGAGGGTCGCCAGATTGTGGCTTAGTATAAATAACTATAAATGGTGAATTATCATTACTTGTAGTCAAGCCATTAAATATATACATATACAATCCCAAAACATCGGCAACAGTCATTGCAACATTAGGAGGCATATACCAATTGATTTTATATCCAGCAACCGTATTTTTAAAATACCAAGCAGGACTGAATGCATATGTATTTATAATTGTAGAAGTTGGAGCCGTTGCAGGTCTTCCATCAGCAAATATTGCTAATGATAAATTCTGTAATATTGTATTTGTTTGTAATATTTTTAATTCTGATACATCGCTATTATAACTTACTCCATTAAATGTCAGATCAGATGTTGATAATATGGAAGTATTCGTTCCATCATACAAAGTTAATGTTCCAGCAGTTGAATTTAATTTTGCAGTCTCAATAGTTCCATTATTATAATACAATGATGATAAATCACTTCTTGAATAGATATTTTCAGCCTGATTACTCAATTGTATTGTTGGATTATTATTTCCTACTTGCAGTTGCAAAACCGAATTAATTCCCTGACCGAAAAAACATTTATAATAATTATCACCTGTTGGAGGTTGTAAATTTGATTGATAATCGCCTGTTGAATCACGGACACTAATAGCACTTCCACCATAAATATTAGATTCATAACCAGAAGCGATACTTGTGCATAAAATACTACCATCTTTAATAGATATTTTAGCACTATCATTTTCGATATAAAAAGATGGATTTAAACTCGTAGCATTAAAATCTAAAAACATTTTATTATCAGCCTTAGAAATAGATCCAGTTAATCCTATATTTTGAACACCTGTAATATCAAAATTTGCTAAATCTACATTCGCCACTGCTGGAAAAGTTGACCACAATGAAGCATTAGCAGGGTCTCCACTTGCACCAGTTGCACCAGTGGCACCAGTTGCACCAGTGGCACCAGTTGCACCATCTAAGCCATTAGCTCCATTAGCTCCAGTTGCACCAGTTGCACCATCTAAGCCATTAGCCCCAGTTGCACCAGTCGCTCCAGTATCTCCAGTGAATCCAGTTGCTCCCTGTGAACCAGTCGCTCCAGTGTCTCCCATATCGCCCTTTTCTCCTGTAGCCCCAGTGGCACCAGTTGGCCCTGTTGATCCTGTCGCACCTGTTGCACCAGTAAAAGAAGCTGTGCCATCTTGGCCTCTTGCTCCTGTAGCACCTGTGGCACCTTGTATACCCTGCACACCTTGAGGGCCAGTTGCTCCTGTTGATCCTGCAAGTGAAGCCGTCTCTTGTGTCGTACCATCGGCAAAAATGATTCCTCCATCTCTCAATTGTACTTGATTTGTTGCGAGTCCTGTAGTTCCTGCAATGTCAAGTCTAAATACTCCGTTTTGTAAAATAGTTCTTGCACTCATTTTTTTTTGGTGAAGCTTTTTTCAAAAGATTTTTTATTATATTATATAGTAAAAAAAATAATATTTTAAATTAAATATAATCATTTGTAGCTTTTACTACAACTTGATCTGGACTCATTCCCTTTGAAGTGATTAAATCGTTATATTCATCAGTATCTAAATCAAGAAACGAAGCTCTACAAACTACATGTCGTCCGCAAGTCGCAACATTTGGATTGTGTGCTTGGTGTTGATACTCATTAAAATATATTGGTTTTCCTGTGTCATAAAGTTGACTCAATAAATATGGATTTTCTTGATGTAATTGCTTTAATGTTTTTTTCGTTAGTGCTTTTTTCCAAGCTTTACTATCTGGTTTATTTCCGTATGAATCATAAACATGAATCCCTTGCTCACTTCTTCCTTTATCTTTCAGAAAACATAAACACCAATGGCCATATGTTGGCTGTTGTCTAACTAAAAATACAACTGCTTTACTTGGGCTTGATCGCAATACATTCATTACTCCCTTTTTTATCAACTCTGAATAGGGCATCACTGGAACTTCGTTGTTTAATAAGTCGCTTATTTGGGTATCTGTCAAACTAATATTCATATTTCCCACTCCGTAGGGGTTGGTATTATTTTTTGTCTTCTTTTTTTTTAAAAAAGAGATATATTATATTATATATTATATATTTAAAAAAAATGGTAAAAATAATAGAAGTAATTGATAGTCCAAAAAAAAATAAAAGATTTAGGGTATATATGGATGATGGAAAACATTACGATTTCGGTTTGGATACTGGATCAACTTATATTGACCATCACGATAAACAAAAAAGATTGGCATATATTGCAAGACATCTTGGCAATTTAAGAGAAAAAAAATTAATTGATAATTTAATTCCAAGTCCTGCTTTATTTTCAATGGTTTTATTGTGGGGCAAACATACAAACATTGAAGATAATATAAAATATCTAAATCACCTTTTTAAAAAAGGCTGACCCAAAACATAATAGGCGATGCCTATGCAATGGCTTTAAAACTCGTTAGCAAGATATTCTTTTGCTTGTTGTTGTGTTCTTTTTTTGTCAATTACAGTTCGCTTTTTGATTGCACTTTCTACTTCGTCATGATCATATATACAAGCTCGTTTTTCAGATATTAATACTTGAGGGGCACTTGTTTTTAAACAAACCCAACGACCCCAACCTTCGGCCTTCAAAGCATTTCGCATACCTTCAGGCATTCCCAAATGATGATGCAACATATAAGTTAAATTTCTTGAACTACTAATTTTTGGAAACCAAACAACGGCATTTAATTCTGTCAAAATCATTTTAGTCTGTTTGCCGTTTGCACTTCTATGACTAATAAATAGGCAATTAATTCCTCGCTTTCTTCCCATAGTTAAAACTTGTTCAATTACAGATTGAATTGCTTTCTCTTTCTTTTTTTCAGTGATGCCTTCTATATCATCGAATATAACAATACTTCTACCATCAGGATTTGTAAAATCTTCTAATGTTGGAGGATCTCTTGCAAATTCATCATCAACTTTAAGGTGTCTATGTGGAAAATTATATGCTGGATCTTCAATATCGTCAGATGAAATAATAGTTATATATTGTGGCTCAGGATGAAACATTTCAATAAATACTTGGCAATATGCACCGCACCATGTAGACTTTCCACTTCCTGCTCCACCAGTTATAAATATATTATCAACTAAGTTTTCTCGTGTTTCAGGGCATACTGTAAAATGTAATTCATTTGGCAATTCTACTAACTTTTCACCGTCTCCATCTTCTCCAACTTTTAACATACCAATTGGCATTTCTTTTGAATCTTGAACAACCGCTATTGGCCGTAGTCCTCTCTGTCGTTTATTCAATGGTGTTAAATGCAACATTTTTGAAAAAATCTTACTTGTAAATATTTTATTTAAAATATAATATATATATATAAATATAATAATATTTAAAATAAATATAATGAGTTCGCCTTCGGTTTTTTCTCTTGAAGTTAATCTCTCAACTCTCACAAATGGATTATCAAATGTTTCTGCACAAGTAAATCGTGCTGGAGTTATTCTTCAAAATCCTCAGGATTATTATGTTTCAGTTACTCGAATGATTATTGCTACAAATCGTATTCCATTATGGCAACCACAACTAAACACAACATCACCAAATAATGACGGATATAATACCATTTATTCTGTATATTTAACTTATCAAGGATTTAATTCTGGTCAAGTTTATCTTCGAATAATTAATGATGATGAAACGGTATCGGCACCAACTGCTCCTGTATCTTCTCAGCCAACTAATGGATGGGGTAATGTATTTTCATATGATACAATTTCTCAAATGGTAAATACTGCAATCGCTACAGCATATAGTGCATTAAATACTGCAAGTGGTGGAGTACTTCCATCAAACCCTCCATATATGATATGGAACAATGAAACTCAAATATTTTCTATGAGTTGTTTTCCAATGAGTCTTTATGATCAATCTACAGGGGATGATGTAGTAGATATTTATTTTAATAATAGTTATAGACCATATTTATTAGGATGGGCAATTAATATTTTAACTAATTCAACATCTTCGCCAAATGGTCAAGATGTGCTACTAATAATTAGAAATAATGGTATAAATTATACACCACAAAATGACCCTCCATCATTTCTACCATCAGACCCTACAACATCTGTTATTCAAATGGGTCAAGATATTTATGCCCCTTGGTGTTTTCTTGCATTATCTAAAATTCAAGTTATATCAACAATTCCTCTTGCATTTCCTACATTATCAGATTTGCCATTAAATTTAGTTGGTGATGCATTTAATAATCAGACAACACCAATATTAATGGATTTCTTAGTTAATTATTCTCAAGGTGGGGCAAGTAGTTTTCAACAGCCAATATCATATAGTGCAACCAGTGATTTATACTCATCACCAATTAAAATGGGAGGTTCTGCACCGCTTACAAGTTTTGGGATTGGTGTATATTGGCAAAATCTACAAGGTCAATCAATACCATTGCAAACATGGGGACTTCGTAATTGTTCATTAAAATTAACATTTACACATAAAAGCATAATTGAGGACACATTGCATAGTGGTCGCTAAGATGGGGTTAAAGGGGTGGAACCCCTAGGCAAATTTTACTGGTAAATAAAAGTGAAAATCGCAAATATTTAATATTAATTTAAAAATTTATTTTTTTTACTATATAACACAATAATAATTTT